GCGTTGTTGCGTGACCTTCGTGACTTAACAATGCACCCAACAGCACCGCTTGAAGCAGTGGTTCTTACCGCGATGGCCCGACAGGATAAAGACGGTCGCTACCGTCCATATCTACAGGGACAGCTTGCAATTCAAGCACCATATTTCTACGACATCCTTGGCGCAATCACTGTTGAAGATATCTTCAGTGGTGATCCAACACAGGCACCGTACAAGGCACGGCGCATGTACGTAGAACGTACAAATCAGTACGAAGCAGGCGAGCGTGTACAAGGACGCCTCGGAAAAATTGTTGAGCAACAGCATCTCGGAGTAGAGGCAATGCTTGACATCGTGTTTGGACCTCGTCCAGCACAAGCAATCTCATCAACAAACACAGAGAAAGAATAGGTAACAATCATGAGTACACTCAATTGGGGCGATCTTATTAAAGACGCTGGAGAATCAACAGGCGGATACGATCCACTTCCGGACGGTGACTACGATCTCAAGGTTGTTGAAGCAACCGCAAAGGTCTCACAGTCTGGTAAGACCATGTTCTCGGTGAAGGCTCAAGTTCAGACCGGCGCGCACGCAAAGCGTTTGATCTGGGACAACCTTGTTGTTTCAACAGACAACCCAACAGCACTCGGAATCTTCTTCCGCAAGATGAACGCACTTGGTCTTGGCCGTGAGTTCTTCGCAACCAGCCCAAGCAACGCGCAGATCGAAGCAGCACTTAAGGAAAAGACCTTCCGTGCACAAGTAGGTTCACGCACGTGGCAGGGACAGAAGAAGAACGAGATCAAGGCGTACTACTCAGTAGCAAATACTGGAGCAGCACCAGCACCTGTTGCTGCAGCTCCTGCGCCTGCACCTGCACCTGCTCCTGCTCCAGCACCTGCTCCAGCACCAGCTGCAGCGCCTGCTCCAACAGCAGAACAGCCACCCGCTTCTCCGTTCTGATAACGAAGAAGTAATGCACGCAACGGCGTGGCTGTCGAAAGATAGTCACGCCGTTTGTGTTTTGTCTATGATACATTTCATTCATTCATAATCAAGGGAGAGAACTTTATGCGCGTAGCAATTCTTGAGCCAGAGCCAGGGGTCAAAGGACCGACAAGGTTTGCATTTAACCTTCGCCAAGGATTTGAACAATTAGGACATGACTGCCAGGTGGTGTCTTTCACAAAGAGCGGTAAGACACGCAAGTCGTGGGGAACATCGCAACCTGGCGGACGTTGGTGGGGCGACTCACCCGACGTTGTTGTGAAGACGCGCGATCTTGTCGCTGTACTTGACACATATGATCTTGTTGTATTGCCTGAGATCCGCGTACTTGCACATGACAAAACGGCGTTGAAAGAGGGCGAAAACGTTCTGCCTGATTATGTTGACGCGTTACGTAAGACCAAGACACGCTGGACAACCGCGCTTCATGGCACACCTTACATCCAAAAAGAAATTCCTTTTGTTGGCGCACTGCTTGAATCGCCGTCACGCGCGGCTGCGTTTGTCACAACACGCGACAACCCAGAAGGCGATGCAAACGATTACTTTGCATCATTGAAGTGGGTGCGTGCGCGTTTGCCGTACCTATCTCGCTACAACATTGAAGACGAGATCCCAACAGGCAACGTTGTCGGCGTCACTGGTCGATTTGTTTACAACAAAGGACAGCCACTCGCCGCTGTTGCTGGCGCGTTCTTACCTGAAGACGTACGAATGGAGATCTGGGGAGCCTGCTCAATCGGCCTTGGACCATCGCCTACGTACCTCGTGTATGAGCAACTCAAGGAACACTTTGGCGCGACAGGAAAACGTCATGCTGTGCTTAAGGCAGAGAACATGGGTAAACCTGGATTTGACGAAGACGGAAATGTCATCACGCCGTATCACTGGGATCTTAAAGTTCCAAACGGGCCAGAGATCAGCTACCTCGGTAACTATCACGATCCTGTTGTTGTAAACTCGCGCTTTAGGGTTCACCTAAACCTAACGGCTGGCAACTTCTCAAGTGGTCACTGCGAGTTTACGACGATGGAAGCTCTTGAGGCAGGCGCGATGTGTGTTACGCCTAAGCACCTATCAGACCCTGAGTTCAAGATGAACATCATTGATTACTATGATCGATCGCCGACACACGCGAAGCTTGTCTTTCCAGAAGGCATTGAGCTTGCAAAGCGCATCGCAGAGTCTGTCAAAGAATCACTTGCAATTCCAGACGCAGAGCGTCTTGAGATTGCAAGATACAACCGTGCCCTATTGCGTGAGATGAATTCTCCAGCAAAGACAGCACAGGCGATGATTGACAGTGCTTTTTCGTGAGTAAACAAGTACTTATCACCGGAACGACCGCGCAGCAGTATTCGTCATCGATCGCAAATCGATCACTGACGTTTGCTGGTGCATTGTCGCAGGTGTTAGAGAAGATGGGCTATACTGTCACATTCTCCGAGCCATCACTTAGTTGGTCAGCGCGCGATCTTAAGCAGTATCAGAAGGTTCTTGTTGGAATCGCACCTCCGTTAAGTGTAACAGCAAACTCCGCATACGGTGCACTTGCAGCGATCAAGACACTTGAGGGACGAGATAGCCTCATGACATTTATCGATGCACCTGAGCCGTGGAAGATATTTGCAAACTTTAGGGCGATTGAAAAGAACAGTCAGACGTTGTTCAAAGACTTCTACTCAAAGCGCAAGGGATATCTTCAGGTTGCTGGAAACGCAGACATACGCAAACACATCGTGAACGCTGTCATGCTTCTTAGCAATGATCCGTGGGCCGCGACGCTATATCCGCGTTTACCTTGGGGCGGCGATGCAAGTACGTTTTCTGGTGTACCGGAGAACGCTTATTCATCGATGATTGGGATCAACCTTGATTCATTTAATGTCACTGAAAACGCAAACTTCAACTCGTCGCGTGTAAAGCGTTGGATCGTTGATAACGACAAGACGCGGTGGACAAAGAATGCACTTGATGGACTATCAACTCCGGCAATGTCAATCCGCGAGACAAAAGCCAGAACAAGTAGTGATCTGTTCGATGCGCTCAATTCAAGTATGGGTGCGATCATCGGGCCTCACGGCGACAAGATGACGTGGTGGTCTCAGGTATATGTTCATGCACTGAATGCCGGCACTCCGATCGCAACTGATTGGCGTGAGAGTAAGAAGATCGGAAACGCTTGGGATCATCTTGCAAGTGGAATTGAAGAGATGTCAGAGATCGATCGATATGAATTATCAGTAACTCAAAAGCAGCAATACGTCAAAAGCATACCAACACGAGAAGAACTAACAGTTCAACTGGAAAGACTTATAGGAAAATAATGGGAACACTATTCAACGAGTGGCTTGGTAACACCAAGAAACTACAAACAGAAGCGTACAAGATTGACTATAGCAAGTTTGAAGGTCAATCGCCAGAGTCACTCAATAACATCATTGAGTATCTACGCTGGAACATGCTTGCAATCGATGATGAGCTTGCTGAGATCCGTAAGGAGATCTCGTGGAAGCCCTGGCAACACGATGACCCATATGTAAACCGTGAGGCCGTTGTCAAAGAGTGCGTCGATGTCTTGCACTTTGTGGCGAACATCATCTGCGCCGTAGGCGGAACAGACGAGCAACTTGACGCATACTACGTAAACAAGATGGAAGTAAATCGTCAACGTCAACTTAAAGGCTACGTAGTCAAGGCCGAAGGTATGAAGTGCCAGTCATGCGCGCGTGCACTTGATGACTTTGATACAGCAACATGTCCGGAGGCGCAGTGTTCCCACAAGTAACATGGACAGATGTAATGACAAATAGCATAGTCATAGGTGACATGGTTCGGGTAAAACTGCACTCGTACAGCGGAGTTGTTGGCGAAATCCACAACGGCAGATACTGTGAAGTACTTGACATACGTGACGGTGACGTCATTGTCTCCAGTATCGACGGTCTAACCCCGTCTCTCTCAGAGACTCACCACTCACCTAACGTTTTAGAAAAGATGGTCATAGCATGAGGGCATCAATTGAATTTGAGGTGTACGGTTCGACATTGTCGTCGATCAAAGAAGAGGCACTGCGTTCGTGGCGAGAGATCAGTGAAAACGATGAAGTTGAGCTGCCGTCAGACACAGAGTTTCACATTGAAGCGCACTCGGCACATGAGTACAAGGCCACTGTCTATGTTCGAACAAAGGTAGATGAAATTGAGTAAGACAACTAAAGGTCGTGAGAAGTGCCTAAACGAGGCGCAGACAATCATCAGTGGTGCTCGAGACGCGCAGTACGGCGGACCTGAAGAGAACTTTGATCGAATCGCAAAGCTTTGGTCAGTGATCTTTGGTATCGAGGTTACACGTGAAGATGTCGCGATGGCGATGGTTGCTGTAAAGGTTGCGCGATACGCGTCACGCTCCGGGTTTCAACCAGACACGTGGATTGATATTGCCGGATACGCAGCGTGCGGGTACGAGGTTGGCGAACCTAAGTAGTACCAGGTTCTGCAACCTCTCGGGATATATTTGTCTCACCTACTCATACGGAGAGAGATATGTCAAACCCCACTTTTGTTGATTGCAACGGTCTTGCTGGATTTCTAAGTCTAGGATTTGTAAATGCCGGAGTAGATATGACCGCCCGCGTTGGTACACTTAACTTTGGCAATCCTGTTGCCGAACTAAACCGCAAGCATCTTGGCGAGAACTGGTCTGCATTTTTCTCTGATGACGCAACAGAATGGCCAGACGCAAAGTGCGACATGGTGGTAGGTTGTCCACCGTGCTCTGGCTGGTCTGTTTGGTCAGGTATGGACAATCGTGGACCTGACGCAAAAGCGCACGAACACACGCGCGCCTTCATGAAATATGCCGCACGCGTAAAACCAAAAATTATTATCTTTGAATGTGTACAGCAGGCATACACGCAGGGACGCGACACAATGCTGAAGTATCGCACGATGGTTGAAGAACTTTCAGGTAAAGAATATGACCTGTACCATGTAAAGATGAATAACCTTCAGGTTGGCGGATTCTCATATCGTCCTCGATACTTCTGGGTTGCCGCAGAACGGGGAATGCCGTTTGGTGCGCAGGCGTTGATGCCGAAAGAAATTCCAACGATCATGGACGTAATCGGAGATCTAACAGATCTTGAGATCATGTGGGAACCACAGCGCTACAATAAAGAAGCTTCAAAGTGGGCGCAACCGTTGCGTAATGAAAGCGGCGTCGTAAACGGTCACATGAACAAGAACAACAAAGACACTGTGCGTATTCAAGAGATCTTTGACATCATCGGCAATGACGGCTGGAAAGCTCGAATTGATGCCGGTCAAGCACTTAAGATTGCTGTTGAGAAAAATGGTGATCGATTCCCACAGTCATGGCTCGCTCAAGAAGAAAAGGCACGAGCGCGTGACTACTACATGGGATTCTCAATGCCACACCGTTGGCCTTCTGATTCATGGGCGCACGTTCTTACCGGCGGTGCATTAGATCATGTGATCCACCCGACTCTTATGCGAAGAATTACTCACCGTGAGGCCGCACGAATTCAAGGACTGCCTGATAGCTGGGAGTTCTTAGATGCGCGTAACTACTCAATGCTTGGCGCGACGTGGGGTAAGGCGGTTGCTGTGCAGGCTGCTAACTGGATCGCCAATGCTGCAAAAGCGTCGCTTGACGGCCAACCTAATGGTCCTCAAGGAGAGCTTATCGGTGAACGAGAGTGGTTACTTGATACGGACAAAGGGTTTAGCCGTAGCTACGCGAAGAAGACCTGGCTTACGCCGGCTGAATAATCAGTCACGCGTTTTGCGTGTCTAGGTTGTATAATAGATCTTGACAAACGACACAGGACGGTTTATGCAATCATTTCTTACAAACACCCAATCATTCGAGCTCACGGCGCAGCATCTTGACAACAAGCGCCTGCACAAGCAAACTCTTGAGGCGTGGCAGTGCCTGCTCAACATGTGTAATCTTGATCCAGACGGTAACCACCGAGATCCTAAGGGCTGGTCAAATCACCCCGTAGTTCGCATGTGGCGAGGCTACGAGACATTGCTTGTTTCGTACATCTCAGCAACGTACTTTGAGTGGATCTCACGCGGGTACAAGTCAACACTTCTTGATAAGACCTACCGCACATATGACAAGGCGGTATCGCTAGGTCGCATTAGTTCTGATCTACTATTACCGCCGTGGATGCAAGACGCAAAGTACTACGAGGACCTATGTTCTACTCACCGCACCGCACTACTATGCAAAAACTACGACTGGTACAAACAGTTCGGTTGGGCTGAAGATACTGGTTCTGCCCCCGACACCTATACGTACCTCTGGCCACATCAGGACGGCTACGTAGAGTCTGTTCTATAAGCATCCAGACTGCATTAGAACATCGCAAATGTAAGACTGGTGTAACCACACAATTCCTGTTGTAGATGACCACGAGTCACTAGAATGCGGGATACAATAGTCGCGCATGAAGGATTCAAGAAAAGGCGAGTGTCTCTGGTCAGAGTGGACGGGAGAGGGGTATAGATCTACTAAATCTAACTCCGTTGTCTTTTTTACAGTAGATCATGTCGATCTTGAAAACGAAGTAGTTAAGCGAGCACTTGCGTCGGCTATTCAACGCGACGGAATTGTTCACTCACTCGGAGATGCGTTTAAGAAGGTTGAAATTGCCGAAGCGACATACGGATATGCAGGAACTGTTGACGGTTCATACGAAGAATACGTATGCGATGAAGATGGCGAAACTCGACTTGGTGAAAACGTTGATGATATTCACGAGGTTGTGTGGGTTGAGATCGCGTGAAGAAGTCTGGAAGTCTAAGCGATGTGTCGTGGATGGACGATGCCGCGTGCGCATTGCCTGAAAATAAAAAAGTACAGCAATACTTCTTTTCAAAGATAGCAAAAGAAAAATACGAGGCAAAAAATCTTTGCTACACATGTCCTGTACGCAAGCAGTGTCTTAAGTGGGCGCTTGACAATAAGCAGATACACGGAGTGTGGGGTGGAAAAGACGAAGGTGAAATTCGTCGAGCCTTGTCTGTTTCTCACACAGGGCAAGAGGTTCGACGTAAACGTTTTCCAAACTGTCCGCACTGCGGCGCGCGACCAAGCAAGCTTCGAGTTGTTATTGCTGAATCGCCTGAAGGTGGTCGTTGGACAACGATGAAACTTGTTGTTTGTGACGAGTGCGAGTTCTATTGGAGAAGTCGCACTAGCGCCAACGCGGTAAACGCGTACCACGCTGAGCGCGAGGCAAAATCAGAGAAAAAGAAAAAGAAGAAAAAGTAACTACTTAACTGCCCAACAACGGGTGTCATCTGAAAACACGTTTACCTCAGCCGTTGTAAATACATCTAGCATCGTTGCGAGTTCAAGATTTGTAATGTTGCTGTAATACTCCCAACTGCGTATCGGGTTTGTGTCAATCGCGGAGTGCGGTGGTCGTCCTTCACCAGCCATCGTTGCGATAAACATTCCACCATCTACAAGAAGAGAATGCGCATTTAAGATGATCGCCTTCCACGCTGGGGTATGCTCAAACACCTCGGCGCAGACAATTATGTCGTATGGCTCGTTGCTTTTATACGCCACGGCATCAATCACAAGATCAACACCTGGACCGTCTTGAAGATCAATGCCAAAATACGAACCACCTTCAGAAGTCAAACCGTCAAACATTGACTTGATGCTTCCGTTGATGTCAAGACTTCCAATCTCAAGAACACGGTTGCCTGCCATCTTTGCATTTTCAAGAGTACTGCGCTTCTCAAGTGAATACGCAACCCAATCAACTACCGCTCTATGCATGGCACTCCTTGTTTTTCCCACTTTTCAATGAATATTCGTCTATCTTCTCTTACAAGATCTGCAAATCCAGGCGGAGGATCGTTGTTGATTGTTGCCGATATATTTCCGCTACACCGCGTGATACTTGTCATTACCGCACGAAGTTTTTTTGTAAGTCTACACCAGGCAAGAACATCATCATCTCCGTACCACCACTTCATTGACTCGTCAAAGCGCCACTCTTTGGTGAGGTTTTTTGGAATAACCATGCAGAATCCTCCAAGACCACCTGTGCCGTCTGATCGTCCGTTTGCTGTGGTTTCAACGTCTTGGTATATGTCAACAAACTTGCGATAGTCATATGTCGGACAGACAAGACCGATCTGCTTGTCGTACTCAACAAGTGACGCAAGCGTACCTATACAGTTATCGCCAAGCGTAACATCATCGTTTACAAATGCGGCTGAGGTACCGTTTTCTTTGGCGATATCTATTCCGATGTTCCACATCACATGAATACCTACGCCAAGTTCAACCTTTCTAAGTTCTACCTTTTCTTTGTCTTTTAGCAGTGATTCGTACGTCTCGTGGGCCTTATCTCCGTCTGCAATAACGACAATTGTTTCTACCTGGGGATCTTTCTGTAGACGCGATATGACGCCTAACGCGCCGGAGATGTTTGACTTTGTTGGAATTATTGCTGTGATCTTTTCTGGATATGTATTCCGGAGCATCATTGCAAGATTTTCTTGCATACGTTCATTGTTTGGATCTGCGCATATGGCGTTACGCACATGCATGATGGCCTCATGTCTTTGCCCAATGCTCCACGCAGAAATACTGGCGAGGTCGTGTGGAGATGCACCCCACGCGGCGGCATCATTGAGATACGCAAGTGGCTTTTCTTTTATCGCAAGCGCACGCTTGGCCGCTGATAGACAGTTTTCCCACTGCTTCTTTTCATAGTAATAAAATGCAAGATCGTGCCACGGCTCGCGATATTCTGGTGCCTCAGCGCACGCGCGAAGTAGCCATGTCTCTGCTTCATGCTTTTCTAACTTAGCAAGATACCGCATTGACGCGGCTCGTTCTGGCCGCCACTGCGCTGTTGGCAGTGCTAGATGTCGTTTGAACTCGTCTGCCGCTTCTGGCTTTTCATAAAAATACAGTTCTCGTGCGTAATAGTACGCGTTGCGGTCGTCATTTGGACGCTCATCAACCGCGCGCTTGAGAAGAGGTAAGTACTGTCCACGCGACTTTGTTGAGTCAGCGTGGTGGTGAATCTCCATTCCGATCCAGTTCTGTACTTCTTCGTCTGTTGGAGAGATAACCTCGTGGACTGGATGAACCCAGCGGTATCCATGACGAGCGTGGATCTTGTCAGCTCCGTACACCAAGCCTTCCGATCCATCAGCGTTCCAGTTCCACACATACTTGTATCGAGGTCTTGTTGTCCCCTCTGGCATTTTTTCAAGATGATCTCGCCAGCCCTCAACAAGTACTTCGTCCATGTCAAGTGAGATGCACACGTCAATATCAGAAGGTAGCACAGCGAGCGAAGCGTTACGCGCATCATCAAAGCGCCAAGGTTTGATGTTTATAGATACAACATTGATTCCTAGTTCTTTTGCCTTCTCAACTGTTCCATCCGTAGACCCAGTGTCAGCGATAAGAAGATAGTCAGCGTCTTTTGCAGAGTTATACCAAGGTTCGACAAACTTTGCTTCGTTAAGCGCGATGGTATATACCGCGATCTTCATCTTATTCTTTTACGATAAGAGTGTCGATGTATGCTCGCGCGCTGCCGGTGTATCTAAATCTGCCGACATGCGTCAGATCGATGTCGGGATCAAGCCACGTCTTTCCACCAAGTTGCTGCCAATATCGACAAAACGCGTAGTCCTCTGATAAGTACCGTGACCGTGAGTCAATATGTGGATTGAAGAAGTTATACGCAAACTCTTTTTCTTTCTCGTTGAGTCCGCCTGTGTCATCGTCGTACTTGAGCTCTGGATGAGCCTCGATCATCTTTTCAACAGTCTCACGCTTGATCATCATAAATCCAGTGCCAAGATCATATGCTGCAAGTGCTCCGTTAGAGACTTCAACAGAGGTTTGGCCTGGTTGAATCGCGCTAAACGCAAAGCGCGCCGAGTTCTTTGCCGCTTCTTGGATCGGCATTCCGTCTGACACTAGTTCTTCAATCTTTTTCCAGTTGATCTCTTTTACTGGATACGCTGCGGCGATAACTTCTTTGTCGTGCCATAGAAGTTTTAGTACTGACTCTGGAGCAAAACCAATATCTGAGTCAATAAACATAAAGTGCGTGTATACGGGGTCTGCCATAAACTTGGCAAGAAGCATGTTTCTAGATCTAGAGATCAGTGAATCAGCCAATGTACTTATTGTTAGCCGCACGCCGATCTTCTCAAAGTGCAGCATTGTGCGGATCAGTGACATCATAAATGGTTCTGTCACTGAACTGTCGTAGCACGGAACTCCAATAAACAAATTCCAGCTGCTTAAGGTCTCAGCAGGAATAACTATCTGCGTGGTGTTTGGATTTTCATTTTCGGCCATTAACACATTTTATCCTGCAACCAGTATAAAATCTGACATATGCGTAACATCTTCGATGGATCTACTCCGAAGATCGGTAGAAAAGAAATTGAAGAGATACTCGCCATTCAACCTACCTATCTTGGTGGAGCGGTGGTTCAGTATTCTAATGCCGTAGATACGCAAAAAGAAAAGATCATACCGTGGATCGATGAGAATGCACAACGGGCAACTGAGCAGCGCTGGAAATACGATGTTGACGCTGACGGAAATAAGTATGCAATAAACGAAGATGGCAACAAGTTTTCAATGAAGCATCTAGAAGAAGTGCCAGTTCGTGTTCTTGAACCCGTAAATGCCAACACTGAAAATTGGGCGATTGACGTCTTTAATCACTATGAAGATCAGATCTATAAGTGTCTAATCAAGTATATCCACGATTTTCCTCTCGTGCTCGGCACAATCTGGTGGCGTGAACGCGGACATGTTATTCGGTACGCGCCTGGAGACTTTTTAGGTATTCATAATGACAATGACGCAAACTACCGCGCAACTGGCGGACGTAGGTATGTGCCATACGGGCAGTCACAGATGCGACAGGTTGTCGCTGCGCTTGTCTATATAAATGACTGCGCTGATAGTCCAGAGGATCTTAACGGCGAAAACTACCTAGGTGGAGAATTATTCTTTCCATATCTAAACATTGAGGTAAAGCCTAAAGCTGGCGACGTCGTCATCTTTCCTACAAACTACGTGGCAACTCACGGAGTACGCAGGGTCATCGCGGGCAACAGGTATTGCTACCTAGAATTCTTTTCGCAGGGAAGTAGTCACGAAGAGTACAACGTTAGCATCGTAGAACCGCACGAATGCAAAGGCTGGTCACCTGCGCATTGGATTGATAACTTGTATGATGACTACACAAAGTACTGCATAACAGAAGAGTTTGGCAAGACTGAAGATGAGCTAAACAGAAAGCCAAATCCCGTGTTCCAGAATAGAGCACTTGAAGGAGATGAAGGACTAAAGATTCCGTACTACTATGAAAACGGAATCGAGATCAACAAACTCCGCGGAAGAATCGACCCAAAGTATCTTAAATTCGATGAATAGCGAAATGAGAAGAACACCAGAAGAGCACCTTGAGTTTATGAAGGTGCCGGTACTTCCTTCTACCCCTGTAATTGATGATAGCGCAATTATTGAGATATCAAATCTTGAATATGAAGATCTGGGCAACGGACTTATTGTTTTCAAGAATGCGTTTAGTGTAGAAAAGTTTGCGCTTGACCACATTGACGCGCGGGTCGCTGAGGTCGCAAGTGAGCGCTGGAAGTACATCATAGGCGAAGACGGCGTTGAATACGGCATCAACGAAGATGGATTTAGATATCGACTTGAAGATGTGCCAAATGCACCGACAAGATTGCTTGCGCCCGTAGATCAACCGCATACACCGCAAAAGATGGTTGACTACTTTGTTGCGCTTGAGGACGCAATATATAAGTGCTTAATTCGCTATGTTGATATGTTTCCACTCGTCGTTGGAAGTCTGTGGTGGAGAACGCGTGGTCATGTTCTTCGATATGAAGGAAGCGGTATGCTTGGCTGGCACCAAGACAATGACACCAACTACAAAGTTACAGGCGGAGTTCGATACATGCCAAAAGGCATGGTTGCCTCACGGCAGACTGCCGGCGCGCTTGCGTATTTTAATGATTGTGTTGACACTCCGGAAGAGCTCAACGGTGAAAACTTTTGCGGAGGAAGTCTAAAGTTTCCATATATAAATGTTGAGTACAAGCCTAAGAAAGGCGACATTATCTTTTTCCCAACAAACTACATCTGCAGTCATGGAGTTACACAGATGCATGGTGGAACTAGATACGCATACCTAACATTCTTTGGTCAAGGCGGAGAAGACTACGAAGCAAACATTCGTATAGTTGAAAGTTCAGAAAGTCGCGACTGGTGCGCCCCGGTGTGGTTTGACAATATCTACGATGACTACGAACGTTATTGCAAGTCTCAGTACTCGATCTGGTCTAAACCAACAGAAGGTTTAGAACTTGGGTCAAATCCAGTATTTCAGAATAGATGCGTGACGCAGTATGGAACTACTCATACAACTCAATCCGTCCCACAGGTATAAACTTCTGCTGAGGGTTTGAGACAACATCTTTTAGATCGTCTGCTGGTCGATGACTCATTCCACCTATAGGACCATGTCCGTACCACATAAGATATGCATGTCTCTGTCCGTCAGTTACCGGAGACACTTCATGACAGCCAAGATATGAAGATGGGTAGATAACAATTGTTCCAGGTTTTGGCTTTACCGTAATGGCCCACGGACGAAAGTGAAGATCTCCGCCACTAAAGTCATCATTTAGAAACAAACCACATGTCAATATGTTTTGCATTGGAAACGTGTTGATTGGTGTTACTCCATCATCTTCGTACGCAATGTTGCAGTCTGAGTGCGGTCCAATTGACTGGCCATTTTCGTATCTAATTACATAGCCATGCGTGCCCCAGCGGATACACTCGGCTACTACTGGAAAGATGCGCGCATATGCACGAACGCAGTCGTGGATCGCGTCTCGCATCTTTGAGATAAAGTCAACGTCTTCTGCGGCTTGCAATTTGTAGAGATCAGTGAATCGAACAGGTGCTTTACTCACCTCTTCACGATTTAGTTTGTATTGGCCTTCAGTGCGGACGTGCTCTTCGTCGATTATCTGGCCGTAGTTTACATCAACTCCATTGAGCCGTGAAAAGAACCCAGACATATATTCTTTGTCAATGGCAAGCGCGTCTTCAAACTTAACTATTCCGTTGCCCATGTGTGTAACTATCATGTTGAGTGCATGCTTCTTACTAATTGGTAAATATGTGAAGACTTGTCGATACCAATCTTATCGAGGTAGTCTTTTAGGTCTTGTCGTAATGACGGCATATACACGTTGGTGGCTTTTCTCGCCAGGTCAGGTTGCAAAGCTGGATCGACAACATGCTCATTGACAACTGGATTTGCAGTCCCGTGCGCATACCAGCCGAGATAGCTATATCTACTTCCCGACACAACTGGGGTCACCTCATGCGCAGCAATATAGTTAGATGGAAACATCAAGATGTCACCTGTCTGCGGAACATAGTCAATGTCAAGATAGTTGAAGTAGTGATGACCACCGATGAAGTCTTCATTTAAGTACACGACGCAAGAGATTGTGTTTCGTGTTGCAAGTTGATCTACAGGTTCAGGCATTCCATATGCGTAGTCGGCGCTTGTGTCCGAGTGAGGTCCGAGAAACTTACCACCGTGTTCCACAGAGTAACTTACCAGATGTCCTTTTACCTTCCACCAAACATTCTTGTACGCCAAAGGAAACCTAACAAAGTACTTTAGAAGATACTTGTCTTTTGATTCTTCAATAAAATCAAGAAATTCTAAGACATCCTGTCTATCAATTCTATGAATCTGCGAACCGCGACGAGGCATCTCTTCAACCCCCCGCGCGTCAAACACATATCCACTTTTATTTAGGTACGCAGGATTGCCGGTCTCAGGATCAATCGTAGATGTGTACATCTCAGCGCGTTCTGTACTTATCTGTTGTTCAGCGAATTCAACAGCCCATTGAGAGTCAAAAGATACTGCACGGCGGAAAACGATAATACCGCCACCTAGATGTTCTGCGTCCACGTCGTTGTATATCATTCTTTGTTTCTTTCGGCCAGCGCTTCTTCTATTGTTCCAGTGCTGTTATTTATTCTACTCAGAGGAAGTGTAAGAAGCGGGTGATTTACAAGATCATCTCCGTACTTTTTTTCTATGTACTTTGCATAGTCGTCAAACACCTCTGGCATCCAAACCTGGGCAGACTGTATCTTGGTAGATCTATTCATTGGACCGATCCCGCGCTTTTCATCAGGTGATCCATGAGAAAAGTAAGCTATATACGCATATCGAGAATTACCGCTGCACGGTTCTACCCTATGCGTACCCATGTAGTTAGACGGAAACATAATGATGTCACCTGACTTAGGCTTATACTTTATGTTTAAGTACTGAAATGCCAACTCACCGCCTGTGTATTCGTACTTGCCTATTTGATCTTTTATGTCAACAGAGTCATTTAGATACATGATTGCACCAAGCACGTGTCTTGTTGCAACCTGCATATCAGGTGCAGCATTTGGTTGGTAGTTGACGTCATTGTCTGAATGAAGACCCATGTCGCTTCCTGCACGGTACGCAACAACATGCCCCTGAGTTCTCCACCATAGCGAAGGCAGTATCATAGGAAATCTTTCTATATATCTCAGCAAGCACGCGTAGATTGCGTCTTCGCAAGAACTAAAAAATCTATGTTGTTTACTATTTTCATCGTCTGTGGCAAATCCCATGATGCGATTTACCCTATAGATATCCGCGACATTATAGCGATGACCGGATCTGTTTATTGCGTACAGTTCTTTGCCGTCATCATCCTTGATTACTGTAAAGTCTTCACTGACAGCTTTTTCATGTAGATCCGCAAGATATGGAATCAAAAAATCTTGGTCTATCTTGATAACTCGTCTAAACAGCAAAACTCCGCCGCCAAGATCGACAGGTTCCATCTGTCTACATCTTAACAAAAAACAACAACATCGCCTTCATGCTGTAGTTTTCGTTAGCCCATGCTTCGACTTCTCTGTACGCAAAACCAGCAATAACACCACTACTCTGCGCTTGATCTATTTTTTCGGCAAAGTTCATTTCTATATAATGTTGTTTATTGACACTCACAAACGCAGCGCCGTACTGTTTAAGACAAGGAATAAATGAAAACAGGTGATCGCAGTCAAGATGCCCTGGAGTAAACGTGCCTGTACTTACTAATAGGCCGTAGTTATCTTTAAGACACGGAATACTCTGAGTTACATCAGCTTCGTATAAAGTTGTGTAGTACTTGTTTCCGGTTGTGCTTTCTGCTTGTCTTGCAATCTCCAGCATTGAACTTGATATATCAATGCCGTCAATTACTAGATTAGGCAGCACGTCGCCTATTGCTTTTCCAAGCACGCCAGTCCCACAACCAATATCAAGCACATTCATTGTTTCGTGCTCTTGCACATTTTCTGCTATGAAATCCGCAAGTTTGTCGGGAAGTATGTACCCGGTCTGCGTCACAAAGTCATCATACGCATGCGCCCAATCATTATAGTAGTTGCGCAGATCGTCAGATGTTTCGTATGAATAGACGTCTTGAAGTCCAAAGTCATTGGGATGTTTCATGATTAGTACCTGTGGATAAACTCCGAGAATTCTTCTTCAGAGTCACCAAGGTGTTCGAACTCAATTGTTCCCATCTCTTCAAACTTCTTCCTAAGCCATCCGCCGTTACGATCAAGTAGTCCAAGTTTGCTTACGTTTGGCACGATCTTTGCGGCAAGCATCTTACGGATCCACGCCTGGGCTGGATCTTTAAGAAGATACGGCGCGATATCACGCGTCTTTATTCCCATCTTCTCATAGACCTCTTGCTGAAGCATTCTTTCGCCTAGCTTGACGCTTGCCTCATACGCGAACTGCTGACGTTCCATGATCTCGGTATCGCTCATCTCGGCATATATTTCTTTAAGTGAGATAATGCCAAACGAGATATGACGAGCCTCGTCTGTCATAACATTGCGAAGTAGTTGTTTGAGTAGAGGTTCATTGGTGAGTTCACGGGTGTACGCCATTGACGCAAGTCCTAGTCCTTCAACCATGATCTGCATTCCGAGGTACGTCATGTCCCAACGGCTGTCAGCGATCGTGTCATCTACCAGACTTTGAATATGCCAGTTGAACGGAAGAACTCCATTAAGTTTTTCTTTTCCATATTTAGCAAATACCTCAACGTGGCGCGCCTCATCTACCACTTGCGTTGATGCGTAGAGTTTTCCGTCGTACCACGGGCACGACTGCGTCAACTTTGCAGAGCACATCAACGCGGCTTGTTCGCCGTGTATGAATTGCGAGATCAGCCACCTTCGACTATTTACACCAAACTCGAGCCATTCTTTATCGCCCCACTTTTCTACAGGACTTCCGGCGTATACTGACATCTCTCTGCTTGAGCCAAAGTTGGCATAGTCTTCAACAACTGACTTTTCTACATCAACGTCAATACTCCAGTCAAGTGCGGTCTCACCGTTCCACTGGTTGTTTTTTGCCTTCTCATACAACTTGCGCAATTGTGGTCGCGCGAGTGAATAGTCCCAAGTAAAGATCACATCGGTATCATTTTTTACGACACGATCAACTGCGTCGAAGTCCACTGCAGGTGCGCTTATGATTGGTTCAATATCACCGTAGCTTACTCTGCCGATGAACTCTTTATACGTTTCTTTTGTGACCGTCATAGGCTCATAATATCACTGGAAAGCGTGTATCCATGTATACGATATTTATATGCGTGAATGGAACGATTTGTCACTACTCAACAAACTTGACGATAAGTATCGAACAATTGGAAAAACTGGCGCTGAGGCTGTTGCTACCGCTTGGTGCGATATTGCCGATGGAAAAATTAAGCTAATCCAAGAAGAATTTGATGTTGCAAGAGAGCTTGGGCTTGTTCATGCTATCAACACGTGGAGCAAACATCTTATGATTGAGAACAAAATACACACACGACGCGAAGACTAGTTTGTATCAGGTAATAGCATTTTGATGCTGTCTTTGATAGTTAGATCACTTTCATTGATAAGCGACTCGTCGGCCATAGGCCAATTAGTAAACCTAAATCTCATGACGTGTAGGCCTTCGCGACTTACAATGATCTTTTCAAAGTTACTTGGTATTCTTGATATAGCCTGATTTGCAAGATTTTGACCAGCTATAGCCGCGTCGCTATTGTCAGCGCGATTATCGTCTGCCCTTCGAGTGTGCGGGCCTTTTAGATACGTGTAGACTGGATGTTCATCTGGTCCGTTTACGTCAATCTTTTCAGTTATTGGAAAAGTGACAAAAGGATATGTGTCTTTGATGAACTGACTAATCTGCTCATTGTCGAGCGGCTCCATACCGTAAAACTGATTACACGGGAGACCAACAACACTAAAGTCGTCACCAAACAGATCGTGAAGTTGCTGTAGTTCCCAAAACTGGCGCATTGTTCTAGCGTGAGACCACAGCTTGCTGCACTTTGGTTCGTAGCCAGCCTTTGACACTATATTGGTGAACAGGCAAACCTTGCCTTTAAGTCTGTCAAGTATATCTTCTTCGCCGTCAATAGATTTGATCTTGATGTCATATACTGACACTACTTAACCTTCTCTCCTGTAAGCGCGCATGCTAAAAAATCTCCGATCTTGACAAGACCGTCTATTGTATTTGTCACACTATCGATTGAAAATCTAATTGCAACTACAGTTGTCATAGGTACGTTTACTTGAAACGATGTCTCAAATAGTGTATCTGTTAGATTGTAGGTACTAAACGCTTGAACATTGTTGTCAATTGTTACTTCACCTGTGCCGTCATTACGAAGACCTATCATGTAGCTTTCTTCACCAAACGGTGTATGCACCTTTGCAATAAATGTCTTATCATACGCATTTAGTTTCTTTTCATACTCAGACCATATTGGTCGTGAGTACGCAGTCCAGTCTTGGGTAGGCGCGTTGTTTAGCTGCGCCGGCGAGAAGTTTGCGCTGATCACCACGCGTTCTTCGTCAAGTAAATGCCTACTTGTCATGTGGGTCACAAATGAGTTGAACACGACCAGCGTGCCGGTAGACACTTCAACAATTGTGCTATGCTCAAGTGTGTTGCATGCTGTTGTTGTGAAGATCAGATCCGCGCTACCTTCTTGGGCGTTTGGATAGTAGGCTATTGAGAAAAACTCTTCTGGATGTAGATGTGTGTTTGACTTGTGAGAATGCCAGGCAACTGAGTTACCCTTCTGCAGCGTCAACGTCCAGATCTCTTCGAGGATCATGTCTCTTCCAACGATCTGGCTTACCGCAGTAGTAAGTGTCTCAATTAGTTTCTCTGACTCTGGTCTTCCAAACGGATACCGTTGGTCTTCATAATACGTGTGATGCTTGTTCTGTAGATAGTGCTCGGCGATTGTCCCGTCGTGGGTCCTAATTTCTTCAATGAGCTTTTCGTTGTCTATTCCATCTAGTGCTGTCTTGTAGGCATGCACCGCGATCAGTTGTATTGACTCGACATTATTCATAGTAGAACGTGTTCTTTTCTAGTGCCACAGGCGGGTGATCTTTGTGCCATACGTTTATGACCATAACTTGACGTATTCCACTTTTTGCCGGAGTAGTTCCATGCATAACGTGTCCAGCGTCAAAGATGATTAGACGATTTCCTCGATATGCTATTCTTTCGCGCTCTTCAATTGGAGAAAGAATTGGATCTACGTTTTCACGTTCGATTGCAAGAGGCGTTCCGTCGATCAACTTTGCGTTGTGGATCTCGACAAAACCACCCTCAAGATTATCGAGTCCGTAGTATATCGATCCAATATGCGGGCCGCTAAAGATCTTGCTGTCTTCATACAAAAATGTGTCTTCATCGACGTGTACGTCTAAGAACTGGCCTGGCATATATGTACGCGTCCAATACTCAAAACCAAGAATGTCTTCTTTCTTGCATGGCAAGTTATTCTTCCATATTGACTGAACTACGCGTTTGCGTAGTGTGTTTGCTGGACTTCTCCACCAACCGTCCCAGAACATATACGGTGCAAAACAACTTGACTTTTCGTAATGATACGAGTTGAGTTCGGTCGCGATCCTGTCTCCACCACCCATTGTCTCGGGGAAGAACTTGTCATCATTGAGCACTTCTTTGTATAGCTTTGCTGGAAGACAGTTATCTATTACAATCATTGTCTAGTCCTTCACCACAATCGTTAGTCCGTAAAAGATAGGTATGTGATATACACGACAGTCATCTCGCGACTTGAGAGCCTCATGATACTCCCATACTGGTGTTGCCTGCGTATCATTATGGTACAAGAACACACTGTCAGACGAGTTTTGGATGATCATTACTCCACCTGGAGTAAGACGATCTACATAAAAATCAACTGGGATAAATGGATTTTCCATGTCCTGTGACCAGCCAACGATCATGTCAAATCCCCACGTCTTACCTGGCGGATCGCCTTCGAGTTGCTGCATTGTTACAACTTCGTAATGCATTGGCGTATGTTCGCGCTGGAACATCTCGTAGGTTGCAAGCTTCTTATTGTTTAAGAAGTAAATTGACGAGCCAAAGATATCTTGAAAAGGCTTGAGTCGATATCGATCAAGTCCGCCTGATAACGCAAGTACGTGCTTCTTTGGCGCAATGTCCATAATCATCTGGATAAGCAAGATTGCCATCCACTGTGACTGACCGTACGAGTCAGCAAGATGCGGTCGCGGATAGTGGATAACAAACTCATAGTCGCTCGCGCCACCTGTCGCTATATTTCTACGATCAACGCCTACCGTGTTGAATAGATAGTTTGCGATCTTGACAGACTCGGGTCCATCTTTGCGAGTTGACTCATCAGCAAACTGACGCCAGTCCATAAACCACTTTGTGTAGTCAAATGACCGCTGAGGTTCGTATCGTTTTTCTTCACTCATGCGATCTACCAGCCTCAGTGCACACGTCGCATACTACTTTTTCCTGTCCGCCTAAGACGCGTTCAGTTTGTACGTAGTAGCAACTGCACTTCATGTGTTCAACCTCGTATGCGGCAACCTGGACATCAAACCACGCGCGTCTAAAGTTTCTTGAAAGCACAATACTCTGTTTCTTGATATACTCTTGAGACGCGATATTTGTAGAGATGTCATGCTTATACACGTACCTATCGCGAATTGTATTGATTGCGTCATCAATGGTTGTCTTTTCAAAGTCTTCTCTGGCTATTCCAAGTATGTACATCAAAGAAGCAAGGTTGCATGAACGGTACGCCAGGTCCGCGGCTGGATCATACTTTCTTTTCATTGTCATTTTCTTCCGTCTTAAACATTGCAACACCTTGGCACATACTTACCGGCTTACCGGCGACATAGTAGATTCCTGTACTTGAGTCCCACTCAATGACCTCGTTGTCCCAGTCTGAGACATCTGTAACAGACTCTCCTCGACGGACACTCATGTCAATTTCATCTTTTTCTTCTGGACTATTCATTTACTAACTTTCCAAACGCATAAAACTCTTCGCGCAAACATTCGTATGAGGCGTAAAACGGACTATCAATTCCATACGGATTTGCATTTTCTGGATTGAATGAGTCTAGGTCAATGTCAAGTATTGAGCTAAGTACAGTAAGTGACTTTGCAAGGTACGAGACTGCCTCTTTTTTAGCGCGCTCTTCGTCAAATGCACCTAACTTCATTTTGGCTCCTTCAGCTTTGGCAAACCTGTAAACTCTGGTCCAATTGTATTCCCATCGGCGTCTAGTCCGGTGCGTATTCCTTTTGTCCATGTCCAAGGATTTTCTTGATTATTTTTCATCTTTTGGTCACCGTACTTTTGACGACTGTGCATAAGCTCTGGGTTATCCCAAAGATTTGCAACGTCAAACTCTACACGATCAAGTACATTGCTGTCAAACATTGTAAAGAACATAAACGGCATTCCAGCCTCAAACGTGACTGGTTCATTGATCTTGTTGATCTTCCAGTTCATCTGAAACTCATCTGGCCACCAGCTACTTGGGATTATTGCAGATAAGGCCTCGGCTCCGTCAACAAAGTAGTTTGGCGATCCACCAATCATTGTCTCATAGCCAGGTTCTGTCTTAAATACCCAGCCTGTTGAGAATGAAACCATTCCAATGATTCCGCCGTATGCAAGTTGACGTCCGCCGTAGTCAGCGCCTTCAAGTATCTTTGGGAGTGTATTTCCGCCTTCCCAGATCGCAACAACGTCATGCGGCAACACAAGCTCCCAGCCGTAGACGTTGGCGTATGTCATAGGTAGACACTGATACGCATGTTTCTTATACGTATTGTCCATCCACTCTCGTTTGAGACGCGACTGTCTAATCTCCGGTGGCGTTTGGTATGTGCGAAGAAGCGAGAACTTTGGCATCTTACTCTCTTGAATAGTCGTAGTTAGACGGCAGATCATGGTTTCGATCATTGTAGTCAAACATCGTTACGGCGGAATACTTGACTCCGCTTGTCACCGGTTTTGCAGCGTGGGCAAATATGTACGTTGACGGGAATAGCACGATGTCTCCGTACTCTGGCTTGAACTCGAGATCAAGATACGGGAACCATAGTTCACCGCCGTCGTACTCGTCGTTAAGGTACATCACCGATGACATTGTGCACGTGTACGAAAACCCGTGATCCGTGTGCACCTGGAAGTGCTGCTTCTCACCATAGCGAACATAGTTGATCGCCTCCATATAGTTGAGCCCGATGTTGTACCGCTGCTGATAGTCTTCGACACAGCGACGGAGATTGACAACCGTATCGTTGTATATGTTGCGAAGCTCTTCAAACTGTGGCGGAAGATGCTGTAGATGGATATCGCCGATCTTGCAGTCCACACAGTCGCGGTATTCAGGCATCTTTTGTGCATAGCCGACAAGTGCCTCCATCCACATAAACGGTGGAGTTGTGCTTTTGCCGATTGTCTTTTCTAGACGATTGACAAGCTCAAGTTCTTTTGGCAGTGCGTTCTTGTAGACAAGAACTCCTAGACGTGGGTCACTTAGATATATCGGGTTCATATGTCAGTCTACAGACGCAAAGAATCCTTGCGACATGTATCTCTCTCCTTTTGTCACTGGTAAGACACCGTGCGCCATGTCTTCATGCCACACATGTGACCAAAGAATAAGCGAGTTTGCCTTTGGTTTGATCTTTACACCGATTACCGGTATGACCAGTTCTCCGCCTTCGTAGTCATCATTGACATAATAGACGGCGGAAAAATCTGTACTTAAATCTGGATTGGCGATAAACGTCCCGTCGCAGTGGAGATTCATGTGCCCACCTGCAGGAGCTCGAGACAACCACGGTCCACTTTCATATATTGTCTGGTTTCCATGAATGTCAGAGATCAACCGTTGAGTGACGCGCAGCATCGTCGATAGCGTTTCACCTGTGTGTTCATCGTATAGAAAGTGTGACGTATTTGTGAGATCAACCATGTAGATCTTGTAGTTATCGCCGTGCCGGGTTCCGGTGTCATTCTTGTCGTCAGAGAGATACGAGCGCTGGTACTTGATGTCATGACGCTGCGAGTGTGTGTATTCTTTGTAGCGCATGTTCGAGCCGTATCCGATAAACTCAAAACTGTCGCCTTTGGATCTACAGTATGCGTCTACAGTCTGCCAGTCGCTTTCTGGCAGAAAGTCATTAAAGACAAGCACGCGTGGAGATAGAGCGTTATGCGGCTTCTTTCCTGCAATCATTCTGTCCTCATTTGACTGTGTAGAACACCGGTGACGTAAATCGTTCACCCTGTGTAATTGTCTTTACGCCATGTAGATAATGTATATCACCGGGGTGGATGACCGCGAGACCAGGTTCAGGTTTGACCACGATGTCTAGCTCTGGATAATATAATTCACCACCCTCAAAGTCGTCATTGTAGTAGAACAACGAGTTTATGTCATAGGCCTGAAAAGGATTTGGAGATCCGTCGAGCAGTTGTTTGTCCGCGTGCGGCTGCTGCTCTATCCCGGGGAACCACCTGATGATACACGGTGGACGTTTCTCAAGTTCGCAGTTGAATAGCTCTCCGGCAACGATCGCCATCTTGTCTATATATGAATCAATCAGCGCGTGAATCTCAGGACTTAGTCTCTGCAAGATCTCGCTTGAGCATTGTCGATCTTTCCAATACCAAGAGCTGTACGTGCACGTCCCATCTTCGTTGTACGTGTCCTCCATGCCGTCGGTAAGCCACTCGTTTATTGTCTTTGAAAACGCATAGATCTTTTCCACGTCTTCGCGGTCAATAAAGTTTCTCAATATCTTTACATTTTGGGGACCAGTGCCAAAATATCCAGGTGGGATCTTCCAGGGTGAGTCCATAGATTGATTGTATCAATGGACTACGTACAAAATCTCACCGTGTTTTTTGAGCTTATCTGGATACTCTGCTTCTGGGTTTTTTGACGAGTTATACCTACCGATCATCGTGTGTCGTTCAATCGATAGACTAGTAGGTCTGCTGCCACGGTGCATTGCGTATCCACTCCAAAGCACGATGTCACCTCGTTTACATAAGAACTTACGAGGTTCTTGCGCATGATCTACTATAGCTTTTTCGTAGTACTTCCAGCAAGAAGTTGCGTTTTCTGCGCAATTTTCTTTTGTGATTACGTTCCAATCAATGTTCCAAAGATGTGAACCTTCAATAATCTCAAGCGGTCCTGACTCTTCTGTTGCATCTTGCAGACAGACCTGAACAACCACAAACTCGTCCCACGGCTTATCATCTGCGCCAAAGTAGTCAATATGCCAGTCAATCTGCGATGACCCGCGTCTCGCCTCAATTATTTGCAGCATATACTGCTGCCCAGACAGCGCCAAAAATCTTACAAGTGTCTCATGACAGATGATGTTTCGTATGATCTTGCTATTTATATATGCGGCTCGATCTGCAATGTACGAGGCATACGGAGGTATATCTGTATATTTTTCTCGAGGATATTCTTTCTCGAATGCGGTGATCAGTTCTTCATCGATGACGTTCTCAAGAACCGCAAAACCATTCTTTTCGTATTCTCTATACAGCTCTGAAAGACGAAGATCGTCCATCGGCGTCTACTTAAATACTGGTGGAAAAAACGGAGGAAAGAATGGAGGGAAAAATGGAGGAAAGAATGGAGGGAAAAATGGAGGAAAGAATGGAGGAAAGTATGGAGGCGCAACCGGCGTGACAGAGTTTGAAGAAGCAGAGTTAGGGCTATTACCAAATGCGCTTTCCGCTCTTACAACAAATGTGTATGCGGTTCCGTTTGTAAGACCAGTTACCGTTAGTGAGGTGACGTTGATACCAGTAGTAACAAGACCACCAGGGCTTGAAGTAGCCCTATATGTAACCGCGCCTGCCGCTGCAGTTCCAGTTGCACCCTGTGTAAAGGTTACGGTTGCTTGAGCGTTTCCAGCGGTTGCTGTTCCAATTGTCGGTGCGCTTGGCGCAACGCCTGGCGTAACCGAGCTTGAAGCCGCTGAAGAATCCGACTGTACGCCGCTTGATGAGGTGGCTCGTACGGTAAAGGTATAGGCAGTTCCGTTAGTAAGACCAGTAACTACAAGAGGCGACGAACTTCCAGTTGCGGTAAACCCACCAGGACTTGAAGTCGCTGTGTATGTGACTGTTCCTTTTCCTATGTAGGTAGAAGCTGTAAACGCGACACTTACCTGCGTGTTGCCGACAGTTGGAGTTCCAATTGTTGGAGTGGTTGGCTTTTTACCGCCACTGTCTCTTAATACCATAGTGGTTAGATCGTACCATGTCAACCATCACTAGGCTGACAAGTCTCCAACGGCAACCCAGGTATCAGTTGCGCGCTTGATCAGTGTAACCATTGACCACTGCGCACGTGTCTTCAGACCAGGTGTTCCGTTGATAGTTACGCCTGCCACCTGTGGAGTAATTGTGCACTGACCGGCGCCTGTCTGGAGAACTTGAATTTGAGAACCTACCGCAAACGCAACGTTTGCATTGGTAGGTACTGTAAGTACGTTTGCACTTGCCACGTTCATTTCTACTATCTTGTTCTTATCTGCTAGAACAAGTGTATATGACGCCGTCTGCGCGCTGGTTGAGATGTCAGCAAGTTTGCCAAGGTCAATCGCGGCAGTTGCGCTGATGTCAGCATTGACAATTACACCTGATCCAATCGCCGTGACACCAGCATTTGTGATTGTAACGTCACCTGTAACCGACACATACGTAGGCACACCGGTTGCGTTTGCAACTGGTATCTGCGCAGATGTTCCTGACGCAAGTTTGCTCAGTGCGATCGCGGCGGACGCGCTAACGTCTGCGTTGACGATAACACCCGTACCGATCGCAGTGACGCCAGCATTTGTAATCGTGACATCGCCGGTTACCGCTACAGACGTTGCAACGTTAGTTGCGTTACCTACAAGAATGTTTCCGCTCGTAAGAGCCGCGAGCTTGCTGTAGTCAATCGCCGCGCTAGCGTTTACATCTGCGTTGACAATTGCGCCTGATGCGATTGCAGTAACGCCTGCGTTTGTAATCGTGACATCTCCAGTAACTGCAACTGATGTCGCCACGTTAGTTGCGTTACCTACAAGAATGTTTCCAGATGTAAGTGAGTTTGTAAGAGCGCCAGAAAGTGTTACGGCGCCTGTCGAAGATATCGTCGCGCCACCGCTCATTGTCACCGCAGTAAGTACTCCGGTTGCATTTGCTACCAAGATCTGACCAGAGGATGCAGATGCAAGTTTGCTGTATGCGATTGCGGCTGACGCGTTTACGTCTGCGTCTACGATTACACCCGACGAGATTGCTGTTACACCAGTGTCGGAGATCGTAATGTCACCAGACTCTGACACCCATGTCGGTACGCCTGTTGCGTTTGCCACCAAGATCTGACCAGATGTGCCTGACGCCAACTTGCTTACCGCAATTGCCGCAGTCGCACTAACATCTGCGTCAACAATGACGCCTGATCCAATCGCCGTTACACCTGCTCCAGTGATTGTTACGTCGCCGGTAACCGTGGTCGCCGTAATAACACCAGTAGTGGTTGTTCCGAGAAGTAACTGACCAGCAGTTGCGTTAGCAAGTTTGCTATGAGCTATAGCAGCAGAAGCATTAACATCGGCGTTAACAATTACTCCAGAGGCAATAGCCGTTACACCTGTATCAGAAATTGTTACGTCTCCAGTTTCAGCAACTGCTGTTGGGACTCCAGACGAGTTGTAAACGATGATGTTTCCAGCGGTGCTTG